CGGACTCCTTGACGGCCACTTCGAGGGCGGCGGTCAGTTCGGCGAGCTTGGCGTCCTTGGACGCGGCTTCGACCTTGAGGCTTTCGAGTTCGGCAGAGACGCCGACCGTCATCTTCTCGACAGTGGTGCGGAGGTCGTCGCGTTCGGCGGTGAGGCCAGAGACGGCGGCGGTGGCGGCGAGCAGCTGTTCTTCGATGGTCATCTTAGATTTGCGGTTAATGGAATTAGAACGAACGCAGGGCGTCGTTGAAAGAGTCGGCCAAGCCCGTGACCAAGCCCTGGGCGGCGGCCTGCTTGCCGGAGAAGGTCTGGCCTTCCATGGCCTCGGCCTTCACCATCTTGCGCTTCATGTTCACGGCTTCCTTAAACTCGGAGTGGATGGTTTCGACGGATGCTTGAAGATTCTGCATTTGGTCCTCATTCAAACTGGTACCTTCGATTCCAGCCCCCTTGAATTTTCCGCTTTTTAGGACCACCATCTTGATACCAGCCATCTTGGCGGCTTCGGAGTAGTCAGGGATGGCCATGTAGACGCCGATGGAGCCTACGGAACTTGAGGGACTGGCGGTCACTTTATCGCTAGCCGAGGAAATCCAGTATGCGGCCGATGCCATCTCGCTATCGGTATAGGCCATCGTGGGCTTACCGAGGTTGCGAATCTTGTTGGCCAGTTCCTCGACGCCGGTGACCGTGCCACCAGGGGAAGAGACTTGGAAGGCAATCTTCTCGACCGCAGGGTCGGCAGCCATCGCGTCGACCTGATCAGACAGGTCGTTGATGTCCACGGCGCCCATCATCTTTTCGAGCGGGGACAGGCCCTTGCCGATTACGCCGACTACCGGGATGATGCCGATGCCGTCGACGACGTAGGGCTTAGGGGCCACGCCGAAGAGCTGCGCGAGCATATCAGTGAAGCCGAACTTCTCGGCGAGGACCGCGTGGTCTTTGGCCTTGGTCGGGTCGATGAGAAGGGGCTCGCGGCCCGACAGTCCGTTGGTGAGGAAACGCATAAAGTTAGGAGTTGGGTTGGTCTTCGGATTCGGGCTCTTCCTGGTCAGAGGGTTCGTCCTCCATCTCGGGGGACTCAGGGCCTTCCATGACGTCGCCGCTGATCGTGCCGACCGGGGTGTTGGACGGACGGAACAGCAGTTCAAACGGGATGCCGTATTGCTCGGCCAAGTCCTTGATGTGGACCATATCGGACGCGCGCTTGGCCATCTCGGTGCGGAAGTCTAGGCCGCGCTGGGCGTAGAGCTCAGACATGGACAGCAGGCCCATCTCGACGTCAGCCCGGTCGTTCGCGGCTTCGCGGCCAGCGTCGACGGTGACGGACTTCGGGGTCGTCCAGGATACGCGGTTCCAGTCCGGGTCGTCAGGCAGTTCGCCGGCGGCGATGCCTTGGCCGATGATGTAACCCCACGTCGGAACGCAGAAGTTCTCGATCATGATGGTCTGATACTTCGAGAAGACGCGGCCAGCCTTGGCAGTGATGAGGCGGACGGTGGCGCCGCCGAGCTTGGATGAGTCGCCGACGAACTCGTAAGGCAGGACGCCCTGCGAGATGTCTCGTTCCAGCGCCGCGAGGAAGCCGGTGAAGGTGGCGTTGGGGCGGTTGCTCTGGAAGGACGTCATGTCCTCCCCGGGCTCAAGGGCGATGAGTTTGCCGCCCATCGTGTTGGCGAGGTTGGCGTAGGAGCCTGTGCCGGTCGCGCCCAGTTCGTTGGCCATGTCGCCGTCGAGGATGCCGCCAGCCTTCTTGATGATGCGGGTCACGTCGCCGTTGTCCTTCACGGCCTGCTTCTCAAGGGCGAGGATTTCCATCTCGTCCTGGATTGAGTTGATGGAGTGCTGGAGCAGGGGCACGCCGCGGGCGCCGGAGGCATACTCCTGGTCGACCACCATCATCATCGACTGAGCGAGAATCTGGCGGGACGAGCCGTCGGAGCGGTAGATGTTCACGGCGATGTATTCGCCATACGGACCGAACTGGATGCCGTCGTGCATACCCTCGGGCACCTTGCCTTCGAGAGGGTCGCCGACGCGGTGGGCTTCCATCAGCTGGAGTTTCGCTTCCCCGGCGCCGTTACGCACCTTGGCGGCGAACGAGTCACCGTCGCGGATCATGCCGCGGAGAAGGATGGACTGAGCCTGATAGAACGAGAAGCGGTTCGTGATGTCGATGCGCTTGGCCTTCTCGGCGAAGTAAGCCTCGTAGCGTTCCTGCATCTCCGGGGTCGACGCGTGGCTCTGCGGCTTGATGCCGTCGCCCACGGTGTAGAGGCAGATGTCGGCCAGAATCTGTTTGAACAGGCCGGAGTTCCGCTCGGCCCAGCGGCACTTGCGGACCATCGTCAGGCGGTCGTAAGGAGTCAGGTCGCGGCGGAGGTCACGCGGTTCGGCGCCGTAGGCCGCACGGCGGGCACGCGTAACGCCGATGCTCTGCCAATCGCCGTAGGAGGCCTGCGGCTGCGGGGCGGTCGGGGCAGGCGTCACCGGCTTGGGACGCAGGCTGACGGTCTTAATCTTCTTGCGGATGGCCATGGAAATTAGTCCTGACGGTTCTGCCAGTCGGTCGAGATGATCGTGCGACGAGCGCCGTAGGTCGAAGGGTCGAGGCGGCTCAGGGCGAACATAGCCTCGGCGAGCATATCCTTCGGGGGCATGGCGAACTGCTTGGACGCGGACGAGCCTGAGTCGGAGTAGGACATCAGGGTCTTACCTTCGGTGATCATGGAGACCGCCTTGGCTTTGATGTCTAGGAGTTCGCACTCCGTAAGTCCGATAAAGAGTCCAGAGGCCATTTAAACTTGCCGAGAATGGAAGTTAAAAGGGGGGTGCGCCGCCCAGCCCACGCCATGAGTCTCTTCCTCCCACGACACTAAACGACGCACCCTTGCTGATAGCGTGCCAAGGGTCATGACGGTTGCAAGTCGGTTTCGGCAGTTTCCCGCCCGGCGATGCCCCAGCGGACGGCCGCCAGCAGGGCGAGGATTTCAGTATCGAGGGCATGGTTGTCCTTCTTGCCCTGGGGAAGTATCCACATGGGCTTGCCGGTGCGCTTGTCCTTTACGCGGACTTCGGCGCTCAGCTGCTCGACGTACTCGGGGGTCGCGTCAAGGGCGTAGGTCCAGACGCGGCGAGCCCGCAGGCCGTGCAGGAGGTCTTTGCCGGCAGTGGCCGAGTGGACGATCAGGATGGCCCGCTGCGGGATGCCAGGGACGACGATGGACTGCTTCTCGGAGTAGAAGCGGCGGGTCGTGTTGCCGGACTTGTCGGTGACCGCGAAGTCGTCGGAACCTGAGCCCTTGGCGGTCTTCCAATTACGCTTAGCCGTCTCGCGGTAGACCTCGGTCGTATTGTCGCCTGAGTCGACGAGTACCATGGCATGATGGACGCCGTGCTGCTTGGCGAACGCCTCGACGTTGCCCCATGAGTCGATACGGGCGAAGGCCATCAGGCGGCTATGCCCGGTCTTAGCCCATCGGCGGACAGTCACCCAGAAGTGGCCACGCTGGACGTCGACCCCCATCGTGCGGAAAGGGATGCTCCCGGGCACGGCGTCCTTCTGCTCGACGACGCGGGCCTTCGGCGTGATCGCGGCCTCCGCGTCCCAAGGGTCGGCCATCTTGTAGTTTGCGGCCTCCGCCAGCGCCACCATCTCGCCGCCCTCTTCGCTCCAGGGTAACGCCAGCCGCTTTTGCTTGAAGATGCGCCGCGGTTCCTCGTCGCCGTATTGGTCGACGGACTCCTTGGCCTTGAGCATCAGCACGCCGAGCTCGCCCCAGCTCATCGTCGCAAGGCTGTTCCAATGCAGGCCGATGTGCCCGGAGTTGGCGGCGGCCGATGTGGCCACGAAGGTTCCGCGGGCGTTGGCCTCTAGGCGGCTTGCGTTCGTGTCGGGCAGATGCGTCCGACAGGCCGCGCACTCGTAGGTCGTGCCGACGCTGACCTTGTGCAAGTCCCACGTGCCGGTCGCCTTGGCGTCCTCGGGGAACCTGATCTGTTCCCAGACCCACGGCTGAAGGTGGTCGCACTTCGGGCACCTCATGTTCCAGTCACGTTGGTCGGTCGTCTCGTGGAGCTGATGCCACTCTGAACCGGCCCTCCCGCCCTGAGATAAGAAGATGCGTTTGCCCATCCAGCCGAACGCCGTCACGCGCGCGCTCAGTTCCGCCAAGTGTCCGGGCGGCGCCATCCAGCACTCGTCGGCGATGGTGTAACGCAGGGACAGGCGCTGAAGGTTGGCCTCGTTCCAGATGCCGCGACAGTAGAGCGTCATGCGGTCGAAGTCCGCAGTGGTGGAGCGGTCGAGGTCGTCGCCAGAGAGACGCGCCTTCACCGGCGGGCAGTTGTTCCAGACCGGGCGGAGGTAACGCAGGGCGAAGTCCTTGGCCTCTGGGTCCGTGGCCTGAAGCACCATCGTCGGCCCAGGTGCGTTGGCGATGATGTGACAGGTGAGCAGGCGGGCAAAGAGGGACTTGCCGGACTGGATGCTGGCGAGGACGGTGAGGAGTTTGGTCTCGGGATCGGCGGCGATGCGTAGCGCCTCGGCCACCCACGGCGTGCGCTCGGAGCGGAACGGCCCGGGCATCGGTGAGTCAGGGATGGCGTGGACGTTGGACTCAAGCCACTCCACCACGTCGCCCGAGTCTGACGGACGCAGCACGTCACGGCCTACGCGGAGCAGGTCGGCCTTATTCATCGGTGGACAGGTCGGCCTTCACGCGGCGCACCCAAGCCTCGAGAACTTTCACCGCCTTCGCCGGGTTTTCCGGGTTGCACCCTTCGGCCACGTCGAGGGCGAGTTTGTCGAGTCGGTTGACGATGCCCGCAGTCATGTCGCGCATGGCCTCGGTGGCCTCCTTCGCAGAGATGAAGTCTCGGGCGAGGATGACGCGGCGTTCCTGTTCGGCCTCGAGCTGCACGAGCGAGCGCAGGCTGGCGTTATAGGCTGACTGGTATTTGCCCTGGTTGGTGTCCCCTTGTTCCATGGCCGCCTGCCAGACTCCGCGGGCCCGACCCACTAAGGCCCGGTGCTCTTCGATGGTCGAAGACAGGGAGCCGTCGTCGAGCTGATCGGGTGGTGTCGGAGCAAGCCGCACCCGGGCGTCTTCCTGCGATTGCCTCCAAGCGGTGGCGGCCTCGACTGAGTCGATGGGCATACCCTTCTTGACCAGGATAGAGACGCGCTGGCGGGTCAGGCCAAGGGCTTCGGCAATCTCAGTTTGGCTGGGCATCGTTCTGAACGGTGTTAACCCACCAGACTAGTTGGGACATCTTGATGACTGGGATGCCGTAGGACAGGCACTCGGTGACGTAGAAGGCGGCAGGCTCGATGTCGTCCGGCAGCAGGACGCAGACGAAGCGCTTGTTTAGGTGCTTACGATAGACAAGGCACTGAGCTAGGGCGGTAAGCATACCTTGCGACGAGCATTCTTTCTTAGTCTCGATTGCCCAATTATAGCCGGCCAAGTCTGCCCGCATCTGACAGCCAGGAACCTGCACCTCGCGCTGGATGTGGCGAGCGTGCATGATATTTGCGTCCTTGAGCATCTGCTCTGCTTCGATCTGCATATGCAGTTCTGACCCGTGCGACCTTGAATACGAGCGATCGTCCCACTTGGACTTATTCGGGCTAGGCTTGAACTTATGAATAAGCACCTGGTCTCGCTTACACTTGTCGTAAACACCGGCTTTGCTGATGGCCCTTCTGACCACCTCGCGTGAGTGCGTAAAGTCAAAAGCCTTACGCGTTGAGTGGATAGTTCCGCAGCGCTTGTACGCTTCGACGATTGCCGCGTCTCGCTTGGCCTTTTCGGCCCGGGCGGACTCGGCGAGCTGCCGGGTTTTCAAATCACAGGGCTTCATTGTCAACAGGCTGTTTTGTCGTGGTGACCACGTAAGAAAAGGTCGTGGTGACGGGCCACGCGTGACGTAGGGGGGGGTCTAGGAGACTCCTTAGAGG